ATAAGGGACTTGATCCTAATAATGATGTTATCAATACTGGTATCATTGGCGCTTCAAAAGAACAAATACTTAAATTAGATTTTTTTGGTGATTTTAAAGATACAATAGATTTAATGACAAAATTAAGAAATTCTAAACCTGACTTGTATCCTCAAAATATTATTGATATGTTCCGATATGATAATGAAACTATCTTTTCATATAAAGTAAGAATGAATAAAATTGGTATTCAATGGTTAGATAGAAGATGGCATTATTTTTTTGATGAACAACACTTTATACCAAAAGAAACAAAAATAGTACATTGCGTCTGTAAAGACTTTAACGCTGTATGGAGATATGATGAAAAACATAATCTATAGTATTTACATAGAAAATACCGAACCTAATTTAAGTGAAAAACACCAATTTACTAAAACACAATTAGAAAAACACTATCAAAAATTAGTAGATGTTAAAAAAGAATACGCCAAGCATTGTAATGCTGAATATAGAATATATGGTAATGATACTTACTATCAAAAGTTTAAAAAGAAATTTGATGGATTTGAATTTGATATTATTAATTTATATAAAATATATCTATGGGAAGAATTAGGTAAAGAGTATGATAATGTTCTTTATTTAGATTTAGATGTAATACCTAATACAACTGAATCCTTTTTTGAAAAGTTTAATATGAATAAAATATGTGTTCACGCTCCTAATGCAACAATGGATATCTGGTCTCAAAAAGATAGAAAGAATTATAAAAAAGGTAAGGTAGACTTTGAAACAATAGTATCACATAAAGACAAATATGATATGTATGTCAAAGCAATATGCAAAAAAGCAATGTTGGCTATTGATAATAAATTTGATACTAATTATTATATTGCCAATACAGCAATATTAGGTGGCAATTCAAACGCAATAAAGAAATTAAGATATACAGAAAGATTAAATGAAATAATAGATGTATTAAGTAAAGCAAAAGAAGAAAAATTATTTGGTGAAGAAATATCTAAATTTTTCTTTGCAAATAATGAAATATTTGTACACTATCTATTAGATAAAGATAACATAGATTGGTATAATCTTCCTAAAGAATGGCATACCTATTTAATGAACAAAGATAAAATAACAAGTGATTTAAAATCTGCTAAAATGATACACTTAATCAATAAAAAATTTGAAGAATTATGGGAGATATTATAATGTGGAAATTTCCTATTGATTTAAAACTTGATATTACAACTAGATGTAATGCTGGATGTCCTCAATGTCATAGAACAAACTTAACTGGATTAAAAGCACACGAATGGTTACCAGATATTGTATGGTCTTTAGACCAATTTAAAAGAGCTTTTCCTGTACAAGTTGCTAAACACATTTATAATTATAATATTTGTGGTACGTGGGGAGACCCTTTAACAAATAATGACTTACTAGATATAGCAAGATATATTAGACAAGTAAATCCAGAAGCACATATTTCTATTAATACAAATGGTTCATTAAGAAATGAAGATTGGTGGTGGGAGTTTGGATCAATAGGAGGTAAAAACCTACACGTTGTTTTTGCTATTGAAGGCACCACACAAAAAATGCACGAAAGATATAGACAGTTTACTTTCTTGGATAAAATTTTAAAGAATATGGAGATGTTATCTAACACTCCAGCAAGAATACGAGTTGATACTTTAGTATGGAAACATAATGAAAATCATTTAGATGAAATTGAAAAATTAGTTATGGATCACGGAGCAACCAAACACAACAGAATTTTAACTGACCGTTGGGAAGGTCGTAATGAAATGACTTTTTTTACTGGAAAAGAAACTGCAACTTTAGGAAAAGCTGGTGTTGATTTTTCAAATGAAGAAGAGAACTATAATAAACGTGAAGCAGATTGTTTTACAGATGATGAAGGTAGAGAAAAAAAAGTTGGTAACTTTACTAAACAAACAACAAAATTAACAGTACTAGATAGTAAGATGGTTAAAAAAATAAGAAAAGAAAAAAAAGAAGTAATAGATATAACTTGCAAATGGTTAAAAGCAAATAAACTTGAAATTGAATCAAGTGGTCAAGTTTTACCTTGCTGTTATTTCTCTAATCCTTATTTTTTAGATGAACACAATCCTTCTAAAAAAAGTGATTTTATGAAACATCCAGTTATGAAAGAATATGAAAAATATAAAGAAGAACTTAATATTTTTACTTCTAGTTTACTAGATATAATAAATCATAAATGGTATACAGAAACATTACCTAATAGTTGGAATGATGTTAATGCTATATGGCAATGTCAAAGACATTGTGGAAAGTGTAAATGATATACGATTTCTCAAATAGAAAAATTAATATAGACTCTACACATAGATGTCCTTTAGAATGTCCTAAATGTCAAAGACAAGCAATAAGAAGAGCTGGACATCCAGTACCTGGACAAGATATGCCGTGGAATGATTTTATAAAAATTGCTAATTACTTTGAAAAGGGAATACTTTTTTGTGGTCAAATATCAGACCCTACTGCTAATCCTTTATTGATTGATATGTTAAGATATTGTTACGAAAAAAATATTCCAGTAACAGTTAATACAGCATCCACTCACAAATCTAGGGAATGGTATAAAGAGGCATTTGAAGCAGACCCTAAAGCAGTTTGGTTGTTTGGTATTGATGGTCTACCTAAAGATAGCCACAAATATAGAATTCATCAAGATGGTCCAAAATTATTTGAAATGGCAAAACTATGTGCTAAAAAATGTAAATCTTCCGTTTGGCAATATATTGTTTTCAGATATAATGAAAATGACATAGAAGAAGCAAGAGGTATGGCAAAGGCAAACAATATTGAATTTGATTTAGTTTTTTCAGGTCGTTGGACATACGGTGATGACAAATATAAACCTAGAAATCCAAATTACTATGTTGACAAGTTTAATGTAGATGTACGATTATTTAAAAATATAAAAAATTCAGTTTATAAAGATTGGAAAGTAGCATTGGATAAATTAGATGATGAAAGATTTTTTAAAAATACGCATAGTCCTAAAAAAACAATTTTATCAACTAGAAAGTTAAAATGAAAAAAGTTAATCCAAAATGCTTATCGTTTAAAGAACTTTCTTATACAGCAACTGGTTATATAATGCCTTGTTGTTGGGTAGATACTCCTATAGCCTTGATAGAACCTCAAATAGCACGATTAAGAAAAGAACATTTAAAACTTGAAAACAACGAAAAGATAGAAGATATTATTAATAGTAAAGATTGGAAAGAATTTTTTGAAGAATTAAAAACTGATCCAGCTCTACTTTGTCAAAAATTTTGTTCTGTTCCTTTACATCATAGTATTAATAGAGCAAGAGAAAACCCACACGACATATATTCATTAACAGAAGATAGAAAAACTAATATTAAAATATATTGTGTTTATTTTGAAGGAAAATATTCACCTGATTATGTTGAAAGACTTTATAATGGATTAAAAAAATATTGTTATTTACCATTTGAATTCATTTGCTATAGTGATAATCCAAATGTTAAAGCAGATAGAGTTATTCCTTTACCAAAAGATAGTAAAATAAAAAAACATTGGCACAAACTAACTTTCTTTAATCCAGAATTTGATAATCAAAAACTTGGAGATGAAATTATTATTATGGATATTGACCAAGTTATTGTAAATAATATAGATGATTTAATAGGTTGGCCTGTAACTAATAATGAATTAGTATCTTATGATAAATGGTGGGGATTACCAAAACCAAAAGTCCAAGGAGGATTCTTTAAATTTAAATCTGGACAATGTAAAGTTATATGGGATACTTATATAAAAGATCCAGAAAAATGGCAATTACATTATTATAATACAGGACAAGTACATTACAAATATTTTGGTGAACAAAATTTTGTTGAAGATATAGCAACCAAAAATGATATAATAATATCTTTAGTTAAAGGTAAATGGATTGGTAAATATACTTTAGATAAAGAACAAAATTTAGAAAACAATGTAGAGTATTGTAAACGGTTTGATGAGGATTATATGATATTAGATAAACCACATCCTAATCTAAAAATTATACACTTTGCTGGACCCGAAACAGATATACACAATTGCAAAGCAGATTGGATTAAATCTTATTGGAATCTTCCCAAAGTTGAATAAAAATTTTAAGTGCTTCTAAAGGAGATTTTGCTTTTCTAATAGCAGTTTTCTTACTACTATCTTTACAATTCTTTACTATATCTTGTTCAAACAAATATATTTTAAAATTAAATAAACGGTCTATATGTTCTTTCTTATTACTTAAAAGAAATTCCATCATCAATTCAATAAATTTAGGATTAACCTCTTCTATTATATGTTTAATAAGACCTTCTTTTTGTGCTATCCTTTTAACTTGATTAACAAAAACTTTTCTTTCTTCTTGTTTTTTAGTATAAGTATTTTCGTGAAGTTGGTCTAAAGAACAAAACTTTAATAATTCTTGACAATTTGGATCATTAACATCATATTCAAGTATATGTGGATTGACTGCTGTTCCGTCATCACTTTTTAATAATATTTCAATATTTTTTCTTTCATTATCTATAAAATGTGCTGTTATAAAATTATCAGTTGTTATCATATTTTTATATAATTTAATTCATCCTCTACAACTCCTAATGAAGAAGCTAAAGTTGTTACCTCCGTTAAATAATTATTAAAGGCATTTTCATCTACAAAAACTATAGTCCTTGTAACTGATTTACCACCTGCGTCTAATACTGTATTAGTACTTTCAACTTTACCAGTCGCTACACTAGTTTTATCCATATCATTTGTTTTAGGATGGTCATTCCAAAAATCTTTTTTATCTGTATATACTTTTTCTGTATATAGTTTTGAAGTGATTTTATATTTTGCTGTATAAGACATATTATTTACGATTTATATATTTTCAAATACCAAGTATTTGATGTTGTAGGTGTACCAGTTGGAAACTCTTGCGCTCTATAATCATCTCCATCAACTTGGTATGTTTTATAATCTCCTGTACCTGTTAATATTGTATCTGCCATACCAGAACCTCTATTTGTTCCAGATGTATAACTATAATTTATTTTATAACCATCTGTTGAAGAACCAGCAGTATATTTAAGAGCATTGCCTAACAAAGTAGCAAAATCTGCTGTTACATATTCTCTTAAATCATTTCCAGCGGTAACATAAAGTGGTGTTTTTGTAGATTGATTATTACCATCTATTCTATGTAAATAATAATTTTGAATTGTTGTAGGTTGGTCTACTGCTTCACCACCAATTGTATATGTGCCTGAAGCATTACCTGTAAAATTTTGACTTAATGTTAATGTGGTTCCAGTAATATCAGTTATATAAGTAGGATTTGTAGTTTTATCTGGTAGTGTTGAATTGTCTTGTCTAAAAATTGTCATACCAACTTCTAAATCAGTTACATTATTTACAGTTATTGTATTTGTACCACTATTACCACCACTTGAATGTGATTTATCATAATTTTGTCCTAACCCAGCGGCGTCATCTGAATAAGCAGTTGTATCTGCTTGAGTATTTACAAAAATTGGTGTTGCGTCAACTAAAGTAGAACCTCCAACACTATTTGAAGTATTAATATGATATGTTCCACCTTGTTCAGTTGTTAAACTTGACAATACTAATTTATCTATTGCAGGATGAAGAAAAGTATCTTTAATATCTTGCAATGACATTGCTTGAATATTATTAGTCGCTGTTCTATAACAAGGCCAAGTTTTTCCTGAATCAGTTGGAGCTGAACCAGAGTTTGTTGTCTTTGTAATTTTATCGTAGGTAATAGTTACCGTTGTAGGTTCGTTTGTTGTTGATTCAGCTGGAAAAGATGAATTATGAGTTGACATAACACCAGCTTGTTGTCTTGTATCTGTTATTGATCCTATATTACCACCAGAACCAATTACTGATAATGCAACAGAAGGTGCTAATGAATATTGATATATTATTTGTGAAACAATTTCATTGACTTCGGCAGAAGTCATTTCTTTCAAATTGCCTGCGCTATAATATAGAGGAGCTCGTATAGCCATAATTAATACCCCTAACTCGCACTACCAACAATCGTCTTTTGCACTACCCCTGCTGAATTATATATTACTAAAGTTACTGAAGAAGTAAAAATACTACCAGTCGCATAACCTGTTGAGTTTGTTAAAGCAACTGTTCCTGTTGCGTCAGGAAATGTTATTGTTTGGTCACTTGTTGGATCAACTACAGTTAAAGTTGTTTCAAAACTATCATCTGTTGCACCTTCAAAGAAGATAGATTTATTTTGACCTATTTCTAAATTAGAATTTATAGTAACTTGGTCTCCTGATAAAGGAGTAAATGTATTTGCTTTTACATTTCCTAAAATTTGTAAATTATCATTAATAACTAATTCTGTAGAATCTGTAGATGAAATTTGATTACCAGAAACTTGAACTGTTCCTAATGTGTGAGTTGCACCTGTACCTACAACTGTTCCAAAAGTACCTGTACCACCAGATACTTCAGCAGTTGTTTGTATATTTTCGTTATCAAAATTTACATAACCACTTGAATCTGTAATATAGCCACTTGATAAAGTTAAATTACCTGCATTAACTGTTGGAGCTGATACAGAAGTTGTAATAGATAAAACGTCTGCTAATGACATTGTTAATGTATCTGGAGAAGATACAACAGCATTTATTCCTGTTGAACCAATAAATCTAGCAACTTGACCTGCACCAACTGTTTGTTGTGTTGAAGTTGAGTCTTCCATCTTCCAACCTTCAGCGGCAAATACTTGAGCAGATAATTCATTTACAGCACCTATAACAGTTGTTGCCGATAATGAAGCGTCTAACGTTCCTATATCGCCAAAATCATCAGCCGCCAAAGCATTAAACTCTAGTCTTAACGTTTCTAACGTTTGTTCTGGTAATATTTGTCTTACTGCCATTTTACTTTACAACCTTCTTAATTAAATCTTTTATTTCTCTTAATTCTTTCTTTAAATTATTTATCTCGGAACACACACCTCTTAATTTGTCTGCGTTCTCTTCTCTTTGTCTTACTCTTCTCATATAAACAGCATATTCGTTGCTTGTTCTTACTATTGCATTAGTTTTAACATCTCTAATTAAATCTGCGTGTCCTTCAACTTTCAATATACCCATTTTCTTATATCGCCAATGCTATCGTTCTCATATCTCTTACAATTGGAGGATATGATGATATTGACCCTTTCATTACTATTTTAATTTGAAATGATGTAAATTGATTCAACCCTGCTACAGAATATTTGTATTCTTTAAATGTTGTATCATTTTCAGCAGGAGCTATTGATGTATCTTCTGAACCATCTGTATTAAATGGTGTCCAAGATAAATCTTCAATTTTACTTTCACCTTCAGCACTTAATGTTCTATGATAAACTTGTACAGTTGAACTTGACCTAATATTTGAAGTCAATCTAACATCTAAAGATGTTGAAGAATTTTCTAACACTACAGGTTTAGTTAAATAAACAGCAGCTGTTGATGAACCTGTTGAAGCAATATCATCAACAAAATCTGGTGTATTACTAGAAGTTGGATTATTTAATCTATTTGAAATTACAAAAGCACTCATTCTTTGTGTATCTAAAACTGGTGAAACTTTTGTATTAGTAGTTAAAAGTTTTAAATTTAAGAAAAATGATTTTTGACCTGACATTTCATTTGTTTCATTTATTCCACTCATTATAGCTTTTGGACTATTAAAATGTATATTTTCAGAATTAACAACAGCAACTTTATTTGCAACTGGAGTTAAACTAAATTCTGATTCTGAACCGTGCATTGATTGTCCAGTAGTTGGTCTAATATACCATTCAATACTTGTATCAGGTACTTTCATTGTTTGAACACCTGATAAATTTAATACATCATATTTTCTATTTTGTGTTGCTGTCACAGCATTACTTCCAATATCTCCTGAAGTATTTGCATTTGTAGAACCTGGTATTTGTATATCATAACTATCTAAAGTTACGTTTGATATAGTCGTATATGTTCCATTAATTGAACTATGTGCTAATCCATTATATGTTCCTGCTGGTATTCCTGAAATGGTCACATTGTTTGATGTGCCGTGCATTCCGTGATTTGGATGATAAACTCTAACAATATCAGAACCATTTGTTGTTCTAATTGGATTGTTTTTAAGTGTTCTAGCTGGTAAAGTATCATTTGTTAAATGAACATCTCCAGTTACATTTTCAAATTCTGCTCTCTTCAATGTAAATTTAATATCTTCGTTTTGTTCAGTTGTCCAAGTTACACCATTTTGTGATTTAAACATTACACCAGCATATGGTTGTGCTGATATTGTTCTATCTGAACCTATTACGGTTTCTCCTAATCTTCCAACATAACAATTATAATCAGTTGAGTTAGCCATTAATACAAAAGAATATTCTGTATTTTCTTGTACATATACAGGACTTGGAAACGTAAATGTAGTTTTAACTGTTGCGTCAGTACTTACATTAACATCAGCTGGATTTAATGACAATTCACTAAATGGTAATATATTTTGTCCTGGATAACCGTTTACTGTATTTCTAATTTGTAAAGTTAAAGGTATATTAGCGTCTTTAGAACTGAAAAATAAATCTATAGATGTTAAGAAAACTCCACCTTCATCATCTATCATAAATGTTTGTGCTAATGGATCGTGATATCCAACTTGTCTACTTGCACCTCGTTGGACATCTGTTCTTGTAATATTTTCTGTTTCGTTAGTTGCTCTAAATTCAACACCCGCTGTTCTTGTAGAGATAATTGTATTTTGTACTGTTTCTATAATTCCTCTGGCAATATATTCAGCATTAGCAGCCGTATCTGGCGCTTGTGTTAAAACATTTGTAGATGAACTTGTTAATCTAAAAATTCTTTGACCTGTTCTCCATCTTGGATTTGAATCTACTTTAGGATCAGGTATTGCAAAAGTTCCCGTTACAGAACCGTTAGTATCCGTGACAAGATTACCACCTAAAGAACCACCATTTGGTGTTATGTAAGTAGATACATCATCACTATCAAAGAAAGCATAAACTCTTGTATTTGGTCTCATTCTTGTAGCTGTAAATGATACTGTTCTACTTCTAATAAATGGAACAAACGCTACACTTACAATTCTATCACCAATGTTTGTTGTGACTGTTTTTGGAACTAATACTTGTCTAATTCCTGTTCTTGTTCTTGTACCAGTTGATGTAGTTGTTTGGATATCTCTTTCCATAACTCTCCAACCGTGACCACCTCTTTGTTCAAATCTTTCTGTACTATTAGTTGTTTGTTGTCCAGTCCAATTATTTGTCCACTCGTTCCAAACTGTTCCTAATTCTACAGATTGAAGATTTGGATTACCAGAATCCTTAACTAAAGTATCCCAAGAACCATCATCATTTGTAATTGTTAATTCTGGCGCTCTTTCTGTTTCTTTCCATTCATCATTTGCTGGTGTTAATGCAATTGAACCTATCCAAGTAAATATTCCAAATGGGTTAACATTAATTGATTTACTTGCATAAGGTTGAGTTATTAAAGCAGTTTCACTATAAGGTAGTGTAATTAAATCTCCTGTTTTTTGATATTGTCCAGCTGTTCTATCAGCGGCAAGAATAGCTGTACCATCATCATCACTTTCAATAAGTTGAACAGCATCCTCATTAAATGTTGGTCTCATTTCACCTTTTGCCATATCCATTGAAACTTTATAATCTACATTTCCTGGATCACCTATTGAGTGTCCTGTGAAATTATCTACAACAAATCCATTTTTAAATCTATCAAAACCATCTGCGTCTTGTATTTGTAATGTTTGAGCGGCAACTTCTAATAAAGATAATTGAGTATAATATTCAACATTTTCTAATCTTCTTTCTAAATGTCCAATATCTCTCATTGTATATCTTCTGTTGTCAACTGTTTCTATACTAACGTCTGCTGTGTTTATTCCATAACTAGGTAAAAACAAAGTGTACATATGCATAGCATTATCTAAAGAACCAGGAATATCTGGTGTTGATGAACTTGCACCACTTAATACTTGAAATTTTCCATTTGAGTCTAAAAATATTTTATCAACTCTTTGTAAATAATATTCAAAGTCAGAAGTAATATCTGTACCAAATTTTATTATATCTAATTCTGAAGCACCTGTACCGTCATAAGTACGGTCTTGATTACCTGAATTTATTGTTGAAGAGTCATTAACTCTTGGTCTAAAATCTAAAGTATCTCTTAATTCAAATCTTTCACCAGTTGTTGCTGATTCGTATGATGGAATATCTTCATAATTAACAACACCTGCATAAGAGTCTACATCAAAGTAATCTCCCGAACCGTGTGAGAAATAACTAAATGTAACTAATAATCTTCCTGTAGGTGTTAATGCACCTGTTTTTAATCTTAATCTTCCAACATCATAGAAATTATCTCTTTGTCCTGTATCTACATTAAATCTATCTGTAATATTTGTATCACTTGTAGTTGCAACTGTACTAAAGTCAGCAGCCATATGAACACTATCTACTTTATAAACATCTGCTTTAGCTAAACCGATTATTCCACTTTCTATAATTGCTTGAGAAGAAATTGCTACTGTTTGCGAACTATTTAAAGTTTTAGATTTAGAACCTGCAACACTTCTATTAACTGTTGCTAAAATTTTTATTTTATGTCCTGCATAACTAGTACCAAAATTCAATGTTAAAGTTTTACCAGTTGGAGAACCACCTAATGAAAATATTGTTTGTGCTAAATGGTTAGTACCTTCTAAACTTAATACATCTCCCACAGCACCAGAACCACCCCCACCAGTTGCCATAATAGATACAGAAAAATCTTTTTCTGCTAATCCAGTAAATGTTTCATTTGTTCCTGCTGTAATTGAAGCGTCACCATTTCCTGATAGTGTTGCTGTAAAATTTCTTCTAACTGCAAAATTTGTATCTGTTATACCAGAATTATTAGTTGTCTTTAATGTCTTAATAGTTTCGTGTGGCATTTTAAAGATAGAAATATTTTTACTTGCTTCTTTAACTTCACCACGTCCTCTAGTAAAAGATGATTTAGTTACGTTTGCACCTGCACCAGTAGTTACTGCAAAACTTGTATCATTAATAACATAAGCAACTTCATTTGTTTCAGAAAGAGGAGTATCAGTTGTATATGTAATTTTATCTCCAGGTCTTAATTCATCTGTAAATCTTGTACCAAATCCATTGATTGTTTTTCCTGCACCTGTTACAGATATCGTACCTGTCAAATTAACATTATCAGATAATACATCCGAAGTATACGTAGGAGAACCTGCCATTGCAACTTGTTTAATGTCATCTGTTCCAAAAGCTCTTACTCCTTTTCTTCCTAGTCTATCTGCTTGTATAGTTCCTGTATTACTTGATGTTCCACCTGTGATTGTTTCATTTTGAGCAAAAGAACCTTGTACATTTGAAAGTACTACAACTCCGTGAGTTGCCGTACCACCTGTACCAGGATTTGTACAATTAACAGGAGTTGTTCCATCTTCTTTATACAGATACCAATTTGTTCCACCCTTATCTCTAACTGTAAATATTCCACCAGTAGTTATAACTGAATCAATTGCCCAAGAACTTCCAACACCTGCAATTGTTATTTGTTGTCCATCTTGTAATTGATGAGCAGTTGCAATTTGAACTTCTGCAGGATTTGATTGAGTTATATTATTAATAGTAACTGTTTCTCCTGTTCCAACTGATTGAACTATACCAGTAGCACCTGAAGTACCTCCTGTTACAGTTTCGCCAGTTGTAAATGTTGTTGCTTCTCTAATATTTAAGTGAGTAAATAATTCTAAATCAAATATGTAATGTTTAAAAACTGAACTATTTAAACCTGCACTTGAAAAAATATTATTTGTAGCAGTACCAGTTGAATATTCAAAACCTCTTGATTTAGCTCTTCCTATTGTACTAATACCTGAAAGACTTCCAGCGTTAGCAGTTCCTCTAACAGCAGTTGCTGATTTATATAAAGAAAGTCCTTTATATGATTCTATATCACCTGAAACGAAACCAACATCTGGCGAACCATAAACATTAGTTACATTTAAATAATTACCTACATCATATCTAGTTTTTAAATTTGATTGTGTATCAAAATCTCTTGATTTATTTACATCAACAAAAGTTGTTCCTAATTTTTCTATTTCATAACCTTTAACATATGCTTTACCTGGAGATAAACCTATTGCAAATTTAGATGAATCACCACCTGAACCTGAAGCGTAAATACCTCTATTATTTCCTGATAGTAAATGTTCTCTAATATCTATCTCAAACCCTTTAGTAATATAATCACCTGATTCGTCAAACGTTCTACGAGCAAAAGTATCTTCTAATACTCCGTATTCTGTATTTCTAACTCTATTTTGTAAAATACCATTTTTTAATCTTAATAATTCTAAAAAGTTTTTATCTGCTGTTGAAGCTAAAGATAATTTTGTTAATGTTAAATCAATTTTAAATCTATGAGCGCCAGGAGCATTTTGATTTGATGATCCTTGAGCATTATCATTTAAACTTGCGTCTTCATTTGGAGTTACAAAAGATTCTGTAACTGTTAAACCTACTCTATAAGAAGGTGTGTTTGTATATTTGTCAAGAACAACAGTTTGTCCTAATACTTCAACGTGATATCCATTAATATAATAAACTCCTTTTTGAACTTCAGCAGCACAACCTATATGTGTTGAATCAACAGTTGCTGTAGCAGCTAAACTATTGATTGTACAATTTAAAGTTTCTGAATCAGAAAAAGCAGTTGATGTATTATTTGATCCACTTGTTGAATATTTTACATATAATGTATCTGGATCAGTTCCATCTGCAACTGCAACATCTATAACTTTTGCAACAAGTCCTGAAGTTGCACCTGTTAAAGTTACTCCTTTATAATCTGCTAAAGTTGAGTTTGATTTTGCTGAAAGTTTTACTGAAGTGTAATTTAAGTCGTACCCGATTTCTCCAGGTATAACCATAGCACCTTTTTCAAATAGATGGTCTGATACCCTCTCTACTTGATTTTGTAATTGAGTTTGTGCTTGTGTTAATTCTCTCGCCTGTACAGCAAATGCTGGTCTAAAAAGAACTCTATGAAACTTTTTACTTTCGTCAAAGTCATCATAATAGGGCGATAAATTAAAATCTGTTGGACTTGGCATTTATCTCTCCTAAAATTCTATAATCAGTTTGATATTCTCGGTTTGGTCAGCAGCTCTAGTGATTGGTGCTCTATTTTCTACATAGACTATTTCACCTGAACCGTGGTCAATTTCTGAACTAGAATATCCATTTGCAAATACTTGACTATTAACTGTACCTGTTGTTGTTGCAGGTGTTAAAGTCGCTGATGTATCTGCACCTGTAATAATATTTGTGCCACTAAACGCTGTTTGATTACCGTTGCTATCTACTCCCTCATCATTGTGTCTTGTTTGAATATAATATAATATTTTATTTGATGGATCCCATTCTACAACTTTACCAATTGCACCTGTACTTGCTTGTGAAATTTTTTCATCTACAGAAAATGTTCCTGTGTTTCCAGAACCAACAACTGCTGAAGTTGCTCGTAGTGTAGTAGCCGTAGCGGCAACTCCACCTGCTTTTGGGTCTCTTATCAAACTTACTTGTCTAAAGTCATTTGCAACAGTTACGTCACCTGAATTTGCTGATTCAGTTCCTTCTAAACTTGTATTTAACATAACAAAGAAACCACCTAACTCTTGTACTGCGTTGTATCCGTGTCCACCGTTTGGTTCAATTATTACATCTAATTCTGTACTGATTAATGATCCACCACCAGCGGCATTAATATCTGTAAGTTTAATATATCCGTATGTGTATCCTGTTCCTGGAGTAGTTACGGTTACACCTGTAACTGCACCTGAAGCAATAGTTACTGAACAAACTCCACCTGATCCATCTCCTCGTATTGCAACACCTGTATGTGTTCCATCTGTACCAGCTGAACCTGCTGTTTTAATTTTAATTATATTAACTGCACCATTTACAGCAGCCGAACTAACTGTTGCATTTGTACCAACTGCCATAAAATCTACAGATAAGAAATCTGCTTGTTGAGAAGCAGTTAAAGTGTACATATACTTCCACTTATATCCGTCAGCAGTTGTTAATATTGTTGTTGATGTTCCTGTAGGTTCTACAGTTGAAGTTGCATTATTATTATTATCTAAACATTTATATACGTTTCTAGCAGTAGTTAAAACATAAAAAGTTGCGTCATACAAAGTAGCAGCACCACTATTTGAAGTTTGTGCTGTTGTTCCACCTGTTATATATCCACCGTAATCGTGTCTGTAATAATCATAAACTGTACCAGTTATCCAATTTCTTCTAGGAACTACAAATCCAGCATTTGTACTTGCAATTTTTTTACAAGCAAGCATACTATCGTATGTAAAATTTTGTGTGTTTTCATTATCAGGAGGAGTTACAGGTAATAAATCTGTACCCTCGTTATTTGTTCTACCATCTCCTCTTGTTGAAGTAGTAAATCCTTGAGGTCTTCCTATTCCTAAATAAAAAGTATTTCCTGAAGCTTCAGAAAACGCTTCTTGGAACTGTTCCGAGTTGTGTATTCTGAATTTATTTGTTATAATCGCTGGCATTTATTTTCCTTTATCTATATTTATACAAGTTATTCTACGCTTCTATTTCTATAATTCTAATTGTACTTAAAACTGTTCCACCAAACATTCTTGAACCTGCTTGACCATTAAATGTAAATGTTCCTGCTGTTGCAATACTTCCACATCTTACTTTATATGTTCTAGCAGTAGTATTTCCAGATGTTTCTGAATACATAACTGTCATATTACCCATACTTGTAGCGTCTTTTATAAAGTTAGATGTAAATGCTAATGCGTCTGCGCCTGTATCTTTATATATTCCTGCACCACCTCTAGTACCTGCTGATTGTGAATAAAATATTTGTGCTTCAATCATTAATGTACTTGTAGCAGATTTAGGAGTTATTGCTAAAGTCATATACTCATCTCCTTCAGTATTTTGAGGAATTGTGTCGTCTTCTGGAAATATTGTTGTTCCTGTATTAACAGCACCTGTTTGAGTATTAACTTGTTGTAAAACTTTTCCTGATCCTTTTGTATTAACTTCTATTGTACCTGCCATAGCTGGATGAGCAGTACATACGTAATATATAGGTCCAGATTGGTCGTGTGGTACATCAAAGTATAATACACCGTTTGTTTTTTCTTGAGCATTTAATCCTGTTGTAACTGTTCCATCTGAAGCAACGTGTGTTAATCCTGTTGAAATTCTATTTGATGAATTGAAAGCACCACTTGAAGTTTGTATAGCAAAAGGATGTGATCCTGATAAAGCAGATAAATCAAAAGCAAAAGTTGTACCTTGTTTTATAAAAATTTTTGGATTATCAACTGTTCCATAGTGTGAAGTAAATCTATATGAAGTTGAACTATTATAAGTTACTGCAAATCTTGCTGAAGCGTCTTCGTATCTACCAATTGTTCCACCAAGTGAACCTGCTTCAAATCTTGTTGTTGAAGCATTCCATACAAGTCCCTCACCATTTGCAATTCCTGTTATATTAACATTTGAGTGTCTATCAACACCATCATTTTCTGTTAATAAATTTATCCAACCTGACGCTGAAGCGATATAAGGTTTAAGTGTTGCTTCATCTAAAGCAGGCGAACCTGAATAAGTTGCTGCTGTTGGAAAACTAGCAAGGTTAGGATGATTAAATCTTATTGCTGATCCTTGTCCGTTAATTGTTATGTAAGCAGAACCAGTTATTGATAATCCACTTACTTGCGTTGCACTTGATCCTAATTCAACTGCTGTATAACCAATAGTAACTGAATTATTTGCTAATTGTGTATTTACAATCCCAGCACTTGCGTCTAATTCTGTAGTTGTAATTCCTGAAGCTTTAATTTCAATTAAATCTCCACTTAAAGTTGTTTGTATACCGTTACCACCAGAAAATTTTAAAGTATCACCTTGTACTATAGTATTAATTGATGATGTATCATCAGCAAAAGTAAATAACGTACCTGTAATTGAGTTTGATCCAGTATCTATTGTTTTATTTGTTAAAGTTTGTGTTCCATCTTTAGTTGCAACATCACCTGTTGGTGTGTTGATAACTGGACTTGTTAATGTCTTGTTTGTTAAAGTTTGTGTTCCATCTTTAGTTGCAACATCACCTGTTGGTGTGTTTATAACTGGACTTGTTAATGTCTTGTTTGTAAGAATTTCTGTACCAGCAATTGTCGCAAAATCATCACCTGTCAAAGCAGTATTAAATTCTGCTACGGTTCCTGTAATTGTATTAACACCTAAAGCTATTGATTTATTAGTTAATGTATCTGCTGATGTTTCTGTAAGAACTGTACCGTCTATTGCTATTTGAACTTCGTTATTACCAACGGTTGTTGTAATACCATTAGCTCCAATAAATTGTAATTTTTCACCAATATTTACTGTATCTACTGTAGAACTTGTATCTTCAATAGTAATATAACCTTTTAAGTTAGTACCATCACCAATCGCTGTATAGATTTCGTCAAAATTTTGATTTATGATACTACCACCACCACGCAGGTTAGTACCTGTTCCATCATTGGATACTGTTCCTAAAAATATTGATTGTTTAGCCATTTCTTCCTTTAAATTACTTTACTATTTATAATCTTTTACGGTGTTGTATCATCAAAAAGTGGTCCTTCATCATCCCACCTTACAACTGTATTACTGAAGTCATTTTGGTTAAATGTAATTACCGAAGGAAAAGCAGTCATCATCTTAACATTTTTACCATTAGGGTCAGAAGACATTAAGAATATTCCACTTTGTCCATCTAAACTAGTCCTTGTACCAAATACTTTTAATTCATTAAATGCTCTAAATGTATATCCTATATCATTTGCAAATATAGAAGTTGCGTATTTGTTAAGTGTTCCCCAACGTGGTCCTGCATATGCATAACCAGATTTAACAAGTTGATTACCGATTGTTGCTCTTTTTCTACTTAAATACTCAAAGTCTATTCCAGCTCTATTTAAAGTTACATCCCTTTGATTAGGACCAAAATGTTCATTTGTTTGTGGGTCTAAATCAATTGTTCCTGATTCAAGAGCATTTGCTCTTAAAGATGTTCCATCATCTACTGTTCCTAATCTTCTACCAAATATTGTAGAGAATAAAGTATTTAAAATTAGAATTAATGGTATTTCAACTTCTTGTCTACCTGAAACAGCACCAATCATTGGTAATGATCCTCTGGCGTCTATTCTATTTGTAATATCTACTTGACCTGTAAAATAAAATCCTGCTGTATGCATTGTCTTTTTAAATGCATCCCGCCATACTGCAATAGAACTAGCAACTTTCAATACATAAGAAAAATCTTGATAGTATAAACTATCTTGTACTTTCATTGTACTTTCAGATAACTTACCATCTTCATTAATAAAAATTCCATCTGTATCTGCAACTGAAACTACATTAACTGTTGCTGAAGAAGGATCATTTTTTGCAATAGTTCCTGAACCACCTGAATCTGCTGATAATAATTGTCCTTCTGTAAATGTACCTGTAATATCTTTTATTCTTAATACATTTGTATTAGGGTTATAGGCAACAATTGTTCCTTGTCCACTAGATGTTGTACAAGATTGTCCTACTGAAAAAGTTCCTGTTGCACCTGATAATATAGCACTATTATAAAATGCCAATGTTGGAGGAGTAGGAGCGTCTTGATATTTTTTTCCTAATTCAACTGTTTTTAATTTAACAATTCTTCCAATTTCATCACCCCACGCATTTACAGTTCCAGTTGAACCACCTGTTGATGTTATAGTTACAGTAGGTAGAGAAGTATATCCTGTACCATTATACGTTAAAAATATTTTTTCAATTGTTCCATTGCCTGTATCTTTTTCTTGCATAATACTATTACCAAAATATTGGTCACCTGCCATAGTACCATCTTCTAAAACTATTTGGTCAGAATCTTCAGCAGCAATACCACCATTAATAACTCTTACAAATCCAGCGGCATCCCTTCCGTTAGTTCCACTATTATCAAATACTAATTTATCACCAACTGAATAGTTTGCGCCTTTGTTAGTAATTACAATTTCTGTTAATTCACCTGAACCAACTTCATCAATGCTAAATATAGCACCAACACCACCTGCGATAACTTTAATTACATCACCAGGTTCATTTAATGTTCCATCATTTGTAAGTACTTTTGTTCCTGGTATTCCTGTTACAGTTGCTTTAATATACCAATCGTCTTCATCTGAAGCAGTACCTACTATTTGTTCACCAATTTGAAATGTACCTTGCATAGAATCATTATTTAAAATAAATTCTGTAACTGTATCTGAACCAATTTGATACTTATTAACATTTTCAATAATTGCATATGCATTACTAGTTGAACCTGTTATTGTTCTTCCAACTAATTGTGCTGTATCGCCAGTATCAGCAATTGCTCTCATAACTTTTAATGTATCATACTTACCATCTGATACTCTTAATAAATTCTCTCTTGGATAAAATGTTTGTGATTCTTCATTAAATAATATTCTAAAAAATATTTCGTGTCCTTTATTAGTACCTTTAGAACGATAAAGAGATTTAACATTTTTTATAAGATTTCTTTTATCAACTTCGTTAGCTAATTTATCTGGTAATGTTGCAAGAAACTCATCTCTAAAATTTGATAAGAAATTACTAATTACATTATCTGGATCTCTAAAGTTAACTAGGTCGGCAATATTATTTACTGGATTAGGTTTATAATCACTTATTAATGCATAAGCATTTGACTGACCACCTACAATTGTTTCACCATCTAAAAATTTACTGTTAGCAGTTATGAATAATCTTCCATTATTTAAATCTTCTGTTAATACAACAGCAGTTGCATTAGAAGTTTGTCCTGTAACTGTTTCACCTCTAGTAAATTTACCATATTCAGTACCAGAATATTTTTCAAAAATAATTTTATCACCTGCGTCAAGTGATGTTCTTGCACTACCTTTAGCACTTGCGTTTAATACTAAATTATTTGCTTGATTAGTTTCTGTTTCTAGTAAGATACCTTCTGTTGATTTAATAGAAGTTACTGATAATTCAGCAGACTCTAATAATTGGTAATAGACTTTAAGAAATTCAGCAAACTTTGGGTGTTCGCTAATTATGAATTCAGGTAGTTGACCCGAAATTATTGTTGAAATTTTATCAGTAAATTTTGCCATTAGTCATTAGTAGCTGGAAGTAGTTGTGTATCCGACACCTGCCTCAGCACTTCCTCCTACAAAACTATCAGCGGTAACTGTTATTTTTGAATTTGCAATATCCATTTCAATAATTTGGTCTCTAACTGGAACAACATCATTAGAACTTGGTGTTACTGTTAATTCAATTACAGTTGAAACTGCACCTCTTATATTTGATATACTAACAATATTCATTGAATTAAGTGTTAATGCACCTGTTGAATAATCAATAGTACCTTGTGTTGAATTTAAATAAGATTTTACTCCACTTGACATATAATATAATCTTACATTACCTGCGCCATCATCATCAAAAAAGCATTCGTTATCATTACCGTCTACTTTAAATCCTGATGAACTTAATATTCCACCTGAACTTGACATATGACCAGAATGTGGATTATATAATGCATTTCTAAAATAGATATTATATTTTGAAGATGTACTAATTATTGGTTGGAAATCTTTTCTTATTTTAACAGTTGTAATGTTTGATAAAATACTGTCATCTGCACCATCAATCAAACCTGTAACTTTTGAATATCTGAATACTGCGTCAAACTTTTGTAAAGTAGAAGCATTATAAGTTGTTAACTTATCAATAACATCTGCCTTTATAGTATCAGAAGTTTTTGCTGTTGCCTTTGCGTCATACTTAACATTTGAAACAATTAATACAGAAGTTGTTTCTGGATCTTTTATAACTGGTCTTACTGAAGCAACGTTATATGGTTTTAATTGAGTTACAATATCTGCTTTTGATGTATCTGATAATACTGTTCCTGATTTTGCTTTAATTGAAATATTTACAACACCGTATTGTGGAGTTTCATCATCTTCACCACCCCACGCACTTACTGAATTTGCATTTGGATAAATTGATTTAACTAAAGTTTCATAATCAGTTGCTGTAACTGCTCTATCTTGAGCAGCGTATTGTAAAGGTGCATTAAATTTTATTGAATCATTTGTTTCTGAAATTGCACCACCTGATGAATTTGAATCAGTTGTTATAGTTACACTTGTAAAACCACCAATGTTTCCTGATAATGAAAATTTTGAAGCACCATTTGATTTTGTTGTATTAGATACAATGTATTCTAATATAATAACATTACCATCTTCTAATTTATTACCTGTTACACCATCACCAAAATATACTTCATACTTATTACTTGGACCTTCTTGTATGAAATAAACTTTTGAATCACTTGCAACACTATTATAACCACCAACTAAAGAATAAACTTTTTGTGTTGTATCTGTATTACTATTTTGAACGGTAACTTTTAATGTTGAAGTATCTGCTCTATCGCTAGGTATTTCAAATTTTTGGTCAGGATCATTTGCGTCATATGTATATTTAAATGTAACCAATGTACCTTCATAAAGAGGTACGTTTTCAAATTTATAAACTCCATTTTCTGGTGTGATTGTTATATCTGCGTTAGTTACATATTCATAATCTGTTTTATCAACTGTAGTTGTAAAAACTGTTCCCTTCTGCATAGTTACAGACGAACCTGTTGCGTTATTAACAACAACATCAATTTGTGCTCTTGGTGTTCTAGGAGATGTAGGAGTATATCCTAACATCTTTGCTAATGAAACAATATTTTTTCTTATGTCTGCACTATCCAAATACATTTCGTTTGTGGACATATTTGCAATGTAAGACATATA